CTGTTGTGTCTAAACAACCATACGTATCAATAGCTGTTGGGATCATTAGTGGACGAGCGCCCACGCCCGCAAACAATTGTTCACCATCAGCAGTCAACCATGCGTTAGTGTGTAAATCCATACCACCACCTGTATTTACCATACGACCTGGTAATTCCGGTAATATGTTGGTTTTACTTTCACCCAAAAGTTTTCCGATATGCGGTATGTTACCATACGTGGCATCCAAACGAGTAGACGTTGAAGAAAGCATAATAACCTTGTCTTGATCAATATACGACGTGCTTGTACCAGTTTGAGGATGTTTATATCGTCCAGTATATGACCATATGGCGTATGTGTAAGCGCCGATTGATACATCACCGTGATATGTACCGCCCGCACCACGAACTTGCGGTCTACTAATTTCGCCAAGGTTCATGCGGCGGTTATCAAGTTGATTTTGTACCGTGGTGTCAGCAAGAAATCTTTTTAACGCACGTGAACCAAACACAAGGGTGTCACAATCAACTAAACCGTTTGCCCGAATAACTGCCGCAAGACTTTCAAGATCACCGAGTTTATCATCACCAGCCGTACCCCAGTCAACTCCAGACGTTGGAAAATGTGTGGCTTTTGGTTTATAATCAAGCGTATATAGAGCCGTTCCGTTTTCGTCTGAAAGTGTTACAATACCAGTCTGCAGGACTTGAGACGATTGTAACTCAATAGCCCGCCGGATTTTTGATTCAACTTTCACCAGTCCATTAAAAATCCGGCTAATTAAATTAGCTCTAAAATTCGGATCTTGAAAAGGGTTTTGTCCTGGTTGACGTTTTATAAGATCAAACGAGTTAACAGCATTTGCCTCTTTAAAAATAGGCGGTTTAAATGATTTGTTTGTGTATATATCGTTTGAGTTCATCCTGTAACCGGTTGAAAGATCTTGAATGACGATTGCAACGTCTTCCTCCGATCTTGTTATGTCAATTTCTACTTCTTCTGAGTTGTGAAAATTTTGTGGAGGACTCTGAAAGAATCCAGCCAAAAACATCACAGGTGCTGCAATTTGGTTATACGCAGAAATCATTCTGCGGGTTGTTTCGTTGCTCATAATTCCTCCTACTGGTTATCTAAAATATTTAATTCATTAATGTTAGTCGCTACAAGTCCGTAATGTCGAAGCTGATCAAGAATAGCATTAGTGATATTACTGTCATCACCATCGGCATCAATAACAAGACGTTCTTTTCGAAAAGAACCTTTTACACCAGCTCGGATTGGAATATCCGCGGCAGCGGTCGCCGTCACGTCATATGTGAGTATTGCAAGTGGTATTTGAGCGCCACCCGCTCCAGCAATAACATAAGGAACGAGATCACCATCAGCGGCCACAGTAAGACTAAATTTATCACCTACAACGAAATCTGTTGCGCCATCAGTAATTGTAAAACTCATTCCAGGAACTTTAATTGCTGTAGCTGTCCCCGCTCCGGCAGTCATTTCGATATTATCTGCAACAACGGCACTGTTAGGATCTTCAAGTTTCCACAAACCAACAGTGTTTGCAACTGTAATTGCGAATTTATCACCTACAACAAAATCTGTTGCACCATCAGTAATAGTGAAAGCAATACCATTTACCTCAACATCTGTTGTGGCGCCTGATCCCGCATCCATTATGATTGTGTTTGAAATAGTTGAACCATTTGGATCAACCAATTTAAAAAGACCGCCCGTGTTAGCAATTGCGATAGTCCAGAAGTCACCGACAACAAAATCGGTTGCCCCGTCAGAAATTGTAACTCCAAAATGATTGTTAGAATATGCCACGCCGACAGTTAAATCTTCAAGTTTTTCTCCATCAGGATCAATAACTTCAAAGATTTCAGATCCAGAAACAGTTGCGTCTGTACAAGTTACAATGTAGTTACCTGCTTTCGCTTCTGATCCAGCGGTTACTGCTCCGGCGGTTCCATTACCTGTATTACCACCATCGGCGGTTGCTGTACCTGTTGCGGTTCCGTTTTTCACTCCAAGCTCAATCATTTCTAGATTGTAAGCACCTGGAAGTAGACCAACACTGTCAGCGGTAATTGATAATGCTGTAACTGTTCCATTACCAGTGTTACCACCATCGGCGGCGGCGGTTGCGGTTGCCGTTCCCGCAGCTACTGCGGTAGAGGTACATTCAAAGTTATATGCACCCACAATTGGAACTATAGGACCTGCAGTAACTGTTGCGAGTGTAACCGTTCCATCACCAGTGTTTCCACCGTCAGCGGCAGGGGTTATTGTAGTTGATACAGATTGTCTTGCGAGGATGGTTCCTTCAACAACCGTTCCAGCGGCAGTAAATTTTAAAAGCTCATCCCGAAACTCTGCATTTTGAAGAATGACGCTTCCGAGATCAAGATTTGTAATAGTGATATTAGCCATTAGTTACCCTCCCTTTTAATTCCCATACGTTCTTCGACAAGATCGGCAACGATAGTACCTGCATCAACTTCATCATCAATTTTAACATCGTTTGTTGCATCAGTTTCGTCTTCTAAACGGGCATTAATGTCTTGTTTGTTCAGGGCGGCTACTGCGTATTTAGCTTTAATTGTTTCAGTCATACCTAAACCATCTTCAATGGCTTTTTTGGCAGTTTCCATTTCGCCGGATGCTGAACCCATGATTAAATGTGCTGAAACTCGATCTCTTTCAGCCGTAACACCCATGTTGTAAACCTTTTCAAATAGGTCGGGGTGTTTTGCTTTCAACTCGTTTAAATCCATTCGTTTGTTCTCCTTTTTCGATTTATTTTCGACTATCACAGGGTTATTGTCACCCCTTTCCACAATATTCATATATGCTGCAGCTTGTTCATAATCATCTGACTCGACTTTTTTCAAACATGCTTTATACGCTTCTTTTGCTAATGCGATATGTGATTTTTTTGCATCTGCGTCAGGTTCTGTTTCTGATTCAATGATTTCATCAATAAAACCGGCGTCAAGAACTTCATTTCCGAAGAAAAATGTTTCATCGTTCATCATTTGTAGTATTTCAGCTTTGGTTTTTCCCGTCTTTTTGACATATTCATTGCTGATAACATTAGATAAGCCTTCAACGATATCAGCCCTTTTTCTCATTTCATGATGGTCGCCACCGACATAAGATCTCGCATTATGTATCATATATACGACATTTGGTTCGGCTGTAATTCGATTTCCAGCTAACGGGATATAAGATCCCATACTCGCAGCTTCACCGATTAGATGAAAATCCACATTACCGGAATAATTTTTTATCAGATTGAAAATTTTAAAGCCTGTAAAAACCGATCCTCCAGGTGACGCAAAATTTATTTTAATATCTTCACCTTTCGCTTCAGCTAAAATATTCTTTATAGAATCTGTATCTACTTCCCACCCGATTTCTCCGGTTATCGTGAATTCTTTAGGCATTCTTATTTCCTTTTATAACTAATAAATTATTAGTGTTGGTGTCTGTATCTTTATCATTATCCTCTGTTAATTCTTTATTTTGTTGTTTAAACTCATTTTCAAGTTCAAGTAATGGCCGCATTGCTTCGGCTTTCAATTCATTTTCACGTTTTAGACGTTTTATATTTTTTGAAAATTTTGTTCCTGTCGTTATTCGTGCTTCACGGGCATTAGTTGACCATCCTTCGTCAATAAGCATTTTACTACCTTTCGCCTGTTTCAACATATCTGTAGATGGTTTAATTGATCCATACCATTCTGTCGCTACCCATGCACCGAAAATATCATATTGACTCGGATCTCGCCACGCATTTAAAATTGATGTATTTTTATTTTTACCTAATAAAGTTTCAGAAATTAACCATTCAATATTTACAGGAGTACAAAAAGTTTCACCAAATTCAGACCAAATTTTATTTAAATAAATTTTAAATTCATTTATGGCTGCTTGACTCGCACTATAGTTGTTACTAAATGCGAGTCTTAAAATTTCCGGCGGTATTTCATTTGCCCAGGCAACGGCCTGAATTATAGCCTCTTCAAATTCAGCAAAATTAATGTCTGTTCCTTCACCGCCTTTTAAAACAGGTTCTTCACCTTGCTGCAGTTCTTCAATTACCATTCCAGGCAACTGTTGTGCAATATTAAAATTACGTTGTTGTCCGTCATCGTCTGTTAAACTCACTGTGTCACGTCTGACAGCTCCGCCTTGTATTGGTAATGACCCCATTTTATCTTCGGTTTTTTTAATGAACATAGCTAAAATGGAATTTATAACCGCTTTTCTTTGAGCGCTATCTCTATACCGATCAATCTCTTTTAATGATTGTAAAACTAAAGATAATAACGGTGTACCTCGATATGTAGTATAACGCTTATCTACACCATAAACAAGCCAGGCCATTCGACGACCTGTTTTTCTACCTTTTGCTGGAATTCTTTTAAAATTACCATCGTCTTGCCGAACCCAGTAAGCTACAACACGTTTTTTATTATTTATTTCAACACCATGATATATTGTATGGTTTTTTGGTATTTTATTCGCATCACCGCCCCAAGGGGTTTGAACATTCGATCCTTTTATAACTTCAAGTTGCGGTAATAATGTTGTTTTAGATATATGTAAAACAATAAGAACGTCACCACCGATTAATGATTCTGTTCTAACCATTCTTTGTAACGCACCGAACGTATTTTCTTCTTTATAGTCACACAATTCAGGATTTTTTGCCCAAAGTTGAAAACGATTCTCTGTTATTTCAGACCAATCTAAAAGACTGTCTTCTGGTAAACCCAAAATTTGTTCATCAGGACAATGTTCTGGAGTTAACCCTGTGTTGATTTCATTGGTAATTAAACGTCTTATAATACCTGCCGCATATAGGTTAGTTTTAAAAAGTTCTTCAGATCTTGCTCTTAATGACCAGTAATCCTCTGTAACAATATTTATCGCTCCGTAACCGCCTGGAAACTTCTCACCATCATAAATCGAATCTTGCCAAACTGACTGACTATTATATGCTTTATAGTTTGATAAATCATCAACGTTTTTAACTGGCAGAGATTTTTCTTTCTTTTTAGACCAGGGCCAAAATAATTTTACCATGCTGGAGTCACCATCACATTAGCGCCATTTAACCTTGCTTGTAGTACTGCGAGTCGATTGTATAGAGAATCTAAAACTTTTTGCATTGTGGATAAATTAATTTTTGTCACACTTTGCCGGGACTGACCTGTATCAAGAATATAAGACTCGACACCTTTAGTGCCGATTTGTAATATTGCCTCTTCATACGCTGCAATTGCTGTTTCTGTCGCTGTTATTCTTGCTTGTAAATACGCTGGAGTCATAATCACCTATAAAATAGTTTCTTTTCTTCAATATACAACCAAAACTGATCCCAGTCAACCTTTTTCAACTCAAAGTGTTCTATACATATGTTCCAGGCTATAATTTCAATTGCAGCATGACCATAAACCAATAAATCCCACAATTCGTTTCGTGCGTTGCCTTGCCTGTGCCACGCATAAGTTGAAATACCTCTTTCGTCTTTCTTTTCAACTCTGGATTCGACTGTTAATTCTTTTAATGATTTATCGGAAATATCAATAGGTGCATTAAAATGATAGGTCTTTTGTTCTCCAGAGTCTTCCATCCATTCACGCCTTAATACCCCCGCTAATCTGTCTTTGTAATGATCGACGAGAATCCTATAACCGATTGTACCTGCTTGTGTTTTAAATTCAGCAAATTCACTTATTTTTTGATTTTTTGCAGACCTTTCCCTTCCGAGAATTGGATATACACCTGACGCATAATCCGAGCAAAACGTAGTTATTGTGTCATTTTTATATCCAGCGTCAATGAGTGTTATTGAAATATTATATTGTTTTCCGTCGTCGGCTTTATATATTTTCGTTTCGATTATATCTCTCAACTCAGGCCATACTTTACTTGATAACTCTGAACAATCTTCATCTTGTAACTGAAAATAATCTATTACATAACATCTTGATCCTTTTGTCCACCCCATAATACCAACCGCAAGAAATGTTTTATGGACATCAACCTGACATGTGACTAAAAGTATTGATGATCCAGAATATTTTTTTGCGTAATTATTTGGCACTTGACCGAGACGATAAACCGCCCGTCTATGTGCGGAAACTTGAGTAAAACGAACTTTCGCTCCAAAAATTTCAAATGGTTCAGCCAAAACATTGTTATAAAACACTTGATATTTACCAATATCTTTCGGTTTACGTGCATCAACATCCCATGCGTCTAAATAATCAGCAACTAAAGAATACCATGGAGCCATACCTATCGGTGAGTACATAGCTGGAAGGTGATAAGATCGTATTCCTGGTTCCACAGGAGTCGCAGTGGGGACCCATTTAGCCCCGTGTTTTTCTGAAAATAATTTTTGTTTATCGTGTTCGAAATGAGGTTCGCCGCAGTGTTGACAACAATATCTAACGGATTCTTGAATTAATATA